GTCTGATTAATAAACTTAGAAGAACTATTATCATAAGCCAGTACTTCATTGTCACCTGCTGAAGTAATAGTAACGTCTAGTAACTCGTTAATTTCGTTGACTGAAGTAATAGCTGTATCTACATAAGCAGTAGTTGCTATTTTAGTAGAGTTATCACTAGCACTTTGAGTATTTGCTAAACAGTCTGTTAAAGTTTTGCTTGTTAATTCTTGTGTGCTTGTTAATAAAACCGCATTATCTAAAGTGTCAAAATTAGCATTAATCTTATTACCCCAAGTCCCTTTACTACTCCCTACTTCAGGTTTAGTTAAGCTTAAATTAGTTGTTGAAGTATCTGCCACTTTTTTACGTTGCTATTATGTAAGAACCTATTACTAGGTAAGGTTGCAAATTAGGGAGTGCTGTAGTTGCGTGGGTTTCCACCACTCCTTCAGTATCACCTGTGTAGTTAGTTACACCTCCCGAAAGTGCTGTGCTATTTAAGTAACCTGTTTGGCTAAAGCTAGTAGGACTAAAAGTACCTGCTGAAGGGCTATCTCTAGTTTTTATATGTGGTCCTACTAGATTTTGTGGATCGTGTTGTGCTTGACTTGCTGTAAAAGGATTAACAGTTACAGCATTATTTCCTACTGCCAAATCATCCGCATGACCGTGTGTATTATGGTGAGTGTGTGCAGGAATATTTGCTGTTCCTATAGTTTCTTCAATAGTACCACCCGAATTGCCAATATTATCAGCAGAATCAGGCATTCTTGTAGCTGTAGATCCTGCCATAGTATCATCACCTACTGGCACTCTCCCTCGAAGATCAGGAACATTAAAAGTAGTGCTACCGTTACCTGTACCAAATGTATCACCTATAACGTCAAAAAGATCATCATAAACTATTCTTGAAACTGCTTGCCCGTTACACGCTAACCAGTAGTATCTAGTGCCACCAGCATACGTCATAGAACCTAAATTATTAATTACAGTATCACTTACACTTGCGAATAGTTTTATCTCACCTGCTAAGTGTGTTAATCCTTGTCTTGTAAACTTAGGTTGTTCGACTAAGTGAACTACAGAACTTAAATTATTTTCAGTAGTAAAACTTGCATCTGTAGAACCGTCTGCTTTTTTAAGATCAAGTACCGTATCACTTACAACGTTATCTATTAAAAATTCACCGTAATTAGCAGTATTACTTGAAGCATTAGCTATGTATATCCTGTCACCTGCTACGTAACTATTAAACCCGTTAGTTGTGCCTGTAGTAATTTCAGTACCGTTAAAGCTTAAAGAGTGTGTAACACCCTTCTGATCAACCTTATCTACCTTGTTAAATACTTGTGAATCAAGTGTGTCTAAATTTGTATTAACAAGTGTACCCCAGGTGTCATTTGCACCACCCACTTCAGGTTTTGTTAAACTGTAATTTGTTGTAAATGTATTAGCCATTTGTTCTTCCTATTACAAAAGGTCTACCAGTATAATCACCTTCTCCGTATTCGTCATAACCGTATAAAGTGCCGTCTATTTTGGAAAAAGCTTCATAACTAACAGAAGTAGATGTTTGCTCAGTAAAACTTAAAACGGTACTTGTTAAATTTGTAAAGTCAGTTGTTGTTCCTGTTTGATTTTCGTAAATAGTTGTATCTAGTGTTACAGGCATAAAATCTAAATCTGTTCCTGAAAGTTCTGTAAAACTAAGACTAACAGGTGTCGATTCTGTAAAAGTTGCTGTCGTTCCTGTTTTTGTAACATAATCTTGATCATTTACTATTACCGTCACTTCCAACCACCGTAATCTAAATTCTGGGTTGCTCTCATAACTAAAGTTCCTGACTCAGTTTGTGAGCGTTCATCACTTACTCTTAACTCTTCGATAGCCTTACCAAGTAAAGCCCCCCACGTACCTATTCTTTCATCATTCATTAAGTAGGGTTCGGCCTGAACTAAAGTTCCGTAAAGGTAAATATCAGGATGATTAGTTAGTAAAAAATTACTCGTATTTGTGTCTGATAGTGAAGTGATCGTTGAATAATATACTAACTCTAGGGTGTAGCTAGTATCAGGTGAAGGGTATAGCTCAAAATCTGCACCTGTTATAGAGAAGTAAAGTGGTTTCCCTGATCTAGATGAGCCTTCTTTTAATTCATCTATTTTAGTAAGAGAAACTTGTTCTAATCTTCTAATAGGATCAGAATTAATCTGTATATTATACAGTTCAAGTAAATCTGTAGGCTGAGTTACAAACTGTGTGCTTACTGTAGAAGTAGCCCTTTTAATCTGGTTTCTTGTTCTTAAGACTCTATTAAAACTTGCTTCTGCAAGCTTAATAAAATCAGGTATATTAGAAGTTAAATCAGACCTATTAAGCCAACTTCCTACAGCGGTTTGTAACTCGCTATAAGAAGATAAAGCCACTTCCTACTCTGCTGAAGCTTTTGCCTTACCGTTACCGTTCTTTTTACCAGCGACTCTTAAAGCAATTCTAGCCATTACAGCGTAGTCACCTTGTGATCCTGGTACACGTTTTTTCCAAGCATTAAAAACTGATGCGTCTACTCGATTACCAGATAGAAGATTATCTATTTGCTTATCGAATCTTTCATCTAATGAACTACTCATTAAAACCTCCCTGTAGATAGTCTAAAAAGTGCGTTATGCGAATCGTTATACCACTTCTTCCACCTCTTCTTGTCAGAAAACCACCCCTGTTTAATAGCGTCTGCAACTACACTCATAGGAACTTCTGCTATAGGTCTATAAGCAGATTTTTTATTTAAAGGAACGTAGTTTCTCATTGTATGACACTTCTTCAAAAGTGGTTCTACGTTTTCGTGTTCTGCAAAAGTAGTTCTATCATTTTCATGTATTACTTCTTTTACAACATTACCACGATGATCGTAAATAAATCTTGACATAATTCAGTAGCAGGAGTTTTTACACCCCTGCTGTTTTGGTTAGTGGATATTAAGCGGTGTAAATAGGTTCGATATCGTGAATAACCCCGTGGGCTTTTTCGTTATCAACCTGGACTCCCCACTCGACTATCAGTTGCTTGGTTTCTGCGTCTGCTGTACGTGCAATATCCTGCATCGTAAAAGGACGTAAAAACGCTAACTTCCAGTAGTCAAAATCGACAAAAACTACATCAGTATGATGTGACGCTGTTTCGCCAGATTTATACATATGACGGGAGGTTGCAATTTTAACATCACCGTAATCTGAAGCAAACAAAGTAACGTTAGAAGATACTGTATTAGCATCTACGTTTACTCTTGCCTGAGAACGTCCAGTAAAGTCAGAAATTTCACGTTTTACAGAGGGGCCAACAATTACAGTATCAAAGTCCGCACCGTTGTCGTACATGCCCTCCATAGCTGTAACGAAGATAGTTTCTGTCATACTGGCAGAGGTTCCGTCAGTAATAGCACCTGTAGCAGATCCAGCGTGTGACCCACCACTTTGATAACTATCATTTGTGGTCAACCAATGAACAAAACTACGTGATTGCCTAGCAGTACCATCGGCTCCGTCTATTAAAGGATTATGACTTAGTATTGACTTCTCTAAGTCGATTTTTAAAGCCTTACTAATGAGGGCCATTTGGTGTGCCATTTCTCCACTACTTTTGCCGTAGTTACTGGTACTTTGTTGTGTTCCAGTAACAGTTGCATTACGCATACTAATCTGACAGTTATTAGTGTTACGTGTTACGTTGGTTGTATCGTCATACGCAACGTTGTTACCTTCTAACTGTTTATTAGTGGAAGCACTTGTTGGAAGTGATTCAGTTAACCACTCAAATTTTGTATTACTTACATCCCTTCTAGATGCAGTACTAAGCATCATAGTTTCCGTGGGATCTATGTTAAAAATTGCGTTTTCAACATCCAATTTCATAGCTTTATCTGTGCTATCATAGGATGTAAAAGCGTTAGAACTAATTATAGCCATTTTTCAACTCCTCTCTAAGCATTTAAAAGATTCTCAAACACGCTAGTTGCGTCCCTGAGTTTTCCT